CCCGGAACTGCATCGGGATTTCGTCCGGATGCGCCATGAAAGTTTGATTCTGTTTGATGATCCGATTCTTGCTCATTCGGAAAGTACCACCGCCGATCTTACGCCATTTGACTTTCCCTTCATCAGGATCGGGAGCTTCCACGGCATCTTTAAAGAATTCTTCAGTTACATCTTTTTCGTTCTCATCCACGACACTGATTTTCCCACCTTTTGGAATATTTACTTCCTTTGTCCTTTCCATGATTATGAACTCCTTTTAAGAAACTTCGTGATTAGAAGTTACCGGTTTATGACAAGTGAACAATGCCAGAATTCCCGTCCTGATCGGCACGAACCTGCGGGACCTGAATGGTCATGACCTTGTACTTCGTAATCATTTTCCCTTCAATCTGCCATTCGACATTCTGAATACCCATGCCGCGAACCAGGCGCACAACATCACTGGTCATCTGGACCAGGAGCACGTTGTCTGCTGTCAAGGTATCAACCACTTTGATCCCCTTAATACCGGAAATCTTCATGATCCTTTCCCTGATCGTAGTCCCCGGTGTAGTTGGGTCATAATCCTCATCCAGCGTCGTTTCATATGCTGACGGAATATACAACATCCACGGACCATAATGATAGGCATTCATGCTGGTTTGTTTCAAACTAAGAACTTCGGTGATAATTTCAGCGCCGGTTTTTCCAGATGCATCCCAATGCTCACTCAAAGTTACAAGGTTCCTATCCGGTTGGTTGATATAGGAATAAATCGTACCACCACCGAATGCATAAGTGGTATTGGTAAAAAGCATTCCTTCCAGCTTTTCATTTAACTTACGAGCAGCCCTCTCCGCCAAACCCGTATCCAAAGGGTTCCCCCGATTACGACTTGCCGCCAGCACGCGAGTATTCAACTGATAATCCGCGTGAATAATAGGCAAGGGCAGGTAGTTCGTGGTATAGACCTGCCGGTCATTGACAGCTCGAGTAACACCGTCCATTGTCAATTCCGCTGTGAGAGCATCACTGACATCCTCGTATTCCAGGACAGTTGTGTTCATCCCTGTACCAATGTCATACGTCAACCCATTGGCAATGAGATCCTGAATTCCGTTCAAGCGGTTTTCTGAAATCATCAAAACCGCATCATCTACCCGCTTCCACTCATCTCGGCGCAGAGTCCCATTATGCTGGATCGGCACCTGCTGAGCTTTATAGTTCTTCGGGTTCTTCGGATCTCCTCCAGTGTAAACCGAAATGTAAGCCTTACCCGTTTTCACATCCAAAAAAGGGCGCATCGCATTCGGGTCAAGCCTTCCATTTGTGGCCATGTAAGAAGCAAGTTCACCTTGCTGTCCATTCTGACCAAGATAATCAATCGCAACATTTTCCATTCTTTATTTACCTCCTTTCAAGTTTTGTTATTTGACCCGGACCTTGATCCGTTTCGCGTATGCCAGGGCACCACTACTTTCACCACCGCTCGAATCCGAAGTATCCACGGCTTCCAGAGCCTGTGCAACGATTTGTGCGGTTGCTTCCGCTTCGGACTGAATTTCTCCCGTATGGGTCCGCAAATAACCGTCCCCATTGGAAACCAAGAAATCCCCAATATCAGCATCGTACCCATCCGCAAGAATCGCGTAAACTTCATCACCGGAAACAGCATTCCAGCACTGAACTTGAGCAGCAGCAGCGTAATTATCGCCAATTGCTTTGCCCTGCAATTCATCTTCAAGGGCAAACATTGTAACCGCATTCCCTTCCGCAGTTGCGTGCGCCCGAACTTTACCAGTGCTCATAAGTTCAATCAACATTCCGGGAGTAATCGCAGCGTTCGCAACCGCCTCCGAAATATTATCCACGTAACTTTTCAGCTTAATTGTATTGTAAGCCATCTTTTACATACCTCCTTTTCTTTATTCTGCTTCCTTCACGCCAGGCGGAAGCAAGGGTTTAACTTCGTTGTTAACCACAGGTGCCGGAGGATTTCCGTTCAAAGAGTAATCCGCCCGCGCCGGAATCAAGCGAGTGAGCTTTTCCAGGGACGACATGTCCATTCCCGTCAACTCTGCATCGGTATAAACATCCGGCGCGGCTTCCTTGACTCGAGCAACCAGACGGTCTCGATGCTGTTGGTAAAGCTGCATCCCATGCGTCATTTGCGCTTTGTAATCATCCGGCAAAATTGCCATAAACTGCTCCGGACTGGAAAAGGTTTCTTTCATGTAAGCCGCCAATTGTTCCTTATTCATTTGGACCGGCACTTCCTTTTCCACCACCTTTTCCTTCGGGACTTTCTCTGCCCGAACATTGACCGCAATCAAGCTGTCAATCTGACTTTCCTCAAGCCCGGACAACCAATCTTGATCTTTGTCAGTGAACCCTTTGCTTTGAACAAGGATTTTCACCTTTTCCTCACAGCAGGGTTTTTTGTCTTTCTTGTCTGCCATTTCTTCTGTCCCTCCTTTTGCATTGTTGTTAATGAGTTTATATTCGATCTTTTTTCGCACGGGAATCGGCTCCCCGCTAAACTCAACCTGTCCATCTGCATTAATGGAATATGAGCGTTTATAATATTCCTGTTCCATCGGGACACCTTCCCCAATATCTTTGGAAATCCTATATACGCAATACCCCTTGAAAACTTCCTCAAGGAAATGCATTACGGAATTCGTATCCATCTGGTCAAGTTCTCGTTGAAGTGTTTCTATTTTTTCTTTCATCCCAGATTCGTAATTCTTAATCAGCGCAATTAAGTGCTGTTGTTTCTGGGTCAAATCATCACCCCCTTTCGAATTAACCCGCACGCCGCAACCATCAGACCAACTGCACGCACCTACTCCACCGGGTAGCAACGCAAGATGATCTGGTCTGTGATTTCTTGAAATTGCAGTGTACGCCTCATTATTCCATGTTCCCTCAATTGCCTCGTCATCCGTGAATACCCCTACCGACACATCAAGAGGTTTCTTTTCCCGGATATATACAAAGGCTTCCGGTGATACATGGCCCATCTGCGTTTCATCCAGCCAAGCTTCCGCCTTTAACTTGCCTGATTCGAAACGAGTATTATAAACCCGGCCAACTGTTTCCCGATCAATTACATCAGGTGAATTAGCCGAAATTGCCTGTCCATCTTCTGTTGGATGGTTAATTACAATGGGGATTCCGTTCCATGCTCCAATGTGTCTGGATAATTCATCAGCTGAATGGAATATTTGCCCGTTGCTCCCATTATGAACACCTTCAATCATCATCACAACCGGGACCACGAGATGCTTGCGTCCTTGATGAATTTTGACTTCCGGCGTGTAATTATTTATTTTTATTGTTTGATAGATTGTTGGTTTCATTTTATCTCTGCCTCTATCCCAATTACATCCAAAATGTTTTAGAAACATCCCCCTTTAAACAAAAAAAGGGATGTCAGTCCAATAATTCTATTATTGGAGGGCGCTAAACATTTTAATCACAATCCTATTATTTCCATTGTCCAATATGCTTTATCCAATTACCAAATAAAATTCCTTGTAATAACATTTCGCCAATCATCACCCTCATACGCAGCTTCCAAAAATGATACAACTTCATTCTGCTCTAAATAAAATAAAGAATCTGCTTCAGTTGTACTTAATTCATAAAAATCAGGAACAATTTTTTTCTCTACTGCTGCATGAAGACTATGATGCCCGTCCATAATCACACGAAATTTATCCCCATCTATTTCAAATTCTGGACTCATTTGAACAGAAAAATCTTTTTCTTTTATTTTAAATTTAACAATTTCATCATCTATAAAATCTTGGCTCGAAATTAACTGCGCATTATCTAACTTCCCTAAAGGCTGATCAAAATAACCATAATCAGTTTCACCACTGCCCCTTGGAATTTTTGCTGTTTCTTTTACCTCCAACTCTTCCTCTTCCCCATCATCCACAACCGGAAGTGCAATACACCTGCACTGAGGATGCAAAGGAATTTTACCCTCGATCTCCTTGAGCGTGAATATTTTCCCTTCCAATGCGCGACATCTTGCACATACCCTTGAATCCCCCGCTGTCGTCCATTCCGCTTTGACTTTCACGCCCTCCAAGCCCCAATTCCGGTATTCTTGAATTGTTGCAGCATGATGCGCCCGGATGATCTCCGTCCGTGCCAGGATCTTCGCTCGTCTTTCAGCTGGGATAAATCGACCCAATGTATCGGTCAAGCTCAAATCCCCGACAGGTCCGCTTATTGTCTTCGTCAATAATTCAGCAATCTGATACGGTCCTTTCCCATCAGCCATCCCTTGTGCGAGCACGCGACTGATCTGAGCATCCATATTATTCGTAATGCCCTTTAGATCATTGAATGTCCTGGTATAAAGCAACCCAACCCGATCCAAATGGAAAGGTTGATTGAATGCCGTCTGAATTGCAGCATCAGTTCCAAGGGAAGGGATTTCCATTCCACCTAAATCCTTAATACCCGCAGCTCTCAGCTCATTCCTTGCCCGTACAATCCCTTTCTGATAGGAAGTCTGGATATACCTATTGGTCCAGACATCTTCAACGCCAGCACCCAATTGCGGCGCTCTGAACGTTTCTAAAATCCCTTGTTGTACCTGTTCATTTAGCCATTGTTCAAAAGCAACCAGCTTTGCAGCATCCCGCTTGAAATTAAATTCCCGATGGTTGGGCAATTGGAAGATCCCCGGGCGATTCTTCAACCCGAAGCAATCCCTATCGACGATCGCTTTCCGAATTTGACCTCGCAGCCACTTAAACCTCCGACCCATCTCAGCTGCAAACTGGTTGCGGAGAGTCGTGGTCCTTGTCGGATCGTATGTACTAAGAATTTGTAAAGCTGTATTCATTTACTGCCCCATTTTCAACACTGGTTTTAGGGATAGGTTGTCTATCCATACCCGTTTC